TTTCTAGTTTGCCAACTTGAATGTAGCGATAGGGAAAACGTTCTAGAAGAACAGTTGGTTTTTTAATAACTTGCATCAAATAACCTCAACAATCTCAAGATCAGCATAAAGATAATCCATCATCATATCATAATCATCCAAAGGATCTCCAGAAAAAACTACACCATTGGATTCATAGTATTTGCGGACTTTTTTGAAAAGTTTTGGATTTTTAACATCAAGATAAAAATCGCCATCGGCAGCAGATCGTAGAGTAACGATGTCTTTGGACTTGAATTTTTCAGTCAGTGCCATTGTCTGTTTTGTTTACCTGTATATTATAAGGTGTTATGAGTATGTAGTCAAGTGTGCCAGAAATAAATCTGGCAATTATGTGGTAGTTCCTATCGCCGCTAACCCTGAACTACCAAGGGGGTCACCGCAGTGGTTTGATAATCTAACCACTTCAACATTATAGCACAATTAATGACGGTTGTAAGGTAGTTCCCCTCTCCTTTGTTGTCTTTCTCTTTCTAACTGAATAATCTTTTCTAAAAATTGTTGTTTCTTTTCTATATTATTAAGTCTTTTGCGAACCTCATTTAATTCAGACTTAATAGATCTATCTGCCATTTTTAGTTTTAAATGCTTCCCTTAAATCTCCCTACCAAAAGCTACACGGTAAGTTGTGGACTTAAGTAATAATATTTATCTTATTTCAAAGTTTAATTTACGAACTTTTCTTTTACGCCTTTCTTCTTGATACAAAAGTTCCTCTTTAGAAAAATGACTATCAATTTTTCTTTCTCTGTTGTTTGTTATCATCACAACATCATCTAAATTTTTAGCACCAATTTTACTATCAACCAAACTCATTTGATTTGGGCAACCACAAAATTGCACCTTACTAGTACTTACTAACTCCTTGTTGCAGGAGAGACATCTTACTTTAATCATTGTTCTATAATGAAATCCTACGTCTTCAGTATTTCATTTATTTATATGGGCGATGACGGATTCGAACCGCCGACCAATTGCGTGTAAAGCAACTGCGCTACCGCTGCGCTAATCGCCCGTTGATATTATTATAATCTATACTCGTCAATTTTGTCAAGCATCAAATTCAAATACATATCTGCAACTTCTTTTTGAAACTCTGAGCAATATTCATCTCTCAATCTATTCTTCAATTTTAGAACATCACATTTAATCTGCTCTTTAGTCAAAATATTACGAGGCATGAAAATGACCCTACTACTAGTATTTAAGCAGTAAGGTCCTATTTGGTCAATTAAATGTGTTGATTACTACACAGGATTTGGTGCATAAAGTGGTTGCATCATCCCGCCATCTGATCCATCATCATCTTCATCTTTACTAGCAAGGGCAAGCATAAGGAAGTAAGGTGTAATGATGAAAATTAAAGTCTGTAGTAGTGTCCAATCGTAATTCATGATTCTTTCACTACTGCAGCAATTGGAATCAGCATAATTATTGCTGCTACTACAAATCCCATCACCAAAGACCTGGAATGATTTGACCAGTGGTTGCGTAGGATCCCATCGCCGCAATGACTCCGATCATTGCTGCCCAACCGTTAATGCGTTCTGCTTTTTCGTTCATTGTTTTAACCCAGATTAGATGTTTTTAAAAGTGCTTTTGAATAGTCCAGTTGAGAACCTGGTGTATTTTCATAGGTAGAGGAATCACCATATGTTTTGTGATCACTATACCCAACCATTGCTCCTTTGGTGCGTTGAAGTGCAGGCATAAAAGCAATGAAAAAGAATACTCCAGGTGCTCCAATAATAAGTGCTGCTCCAAATACATACCCTGCCAAGAATTCGGCAATCGTGTGGTTAGCAGTCCAGGCAAACTCGGTTTGCGTCAAGAGTTCAAACATTAGATACCGAATGCTCCAAAAAAGAAAAGACTGCCAGTTGTGGCATAAGAAATAAGTGCTGCAGCAAATCCAAGCATCGCCGTGCGACCATTGAGTTTTTCTGCTCTCTCAGCATAAGTCTCAATCCCATAACGGTCAAGAGTCTCTTTACTCATATACATTGTAGGTTCCGTTGCCCACATATTCATTTGTCCTTGATCGTTAGTTGTTACAGTCATTTACCTAATGTAATGAATCTTTACATATTATATAGTAAAACAGAAGACTCGTCAAGCCCATTTTTCTTAAGATTTCATTTTTTCTTAAGATTTTGTATCTCTTGTAACAGCATTGTGTGATTATTTTCCAAATTTTCAAGACGATATCTAAGTCTTTCAATCATATCGTACAGATTTGCACACCATGCTTCAGATTCGTGGTTGGTCATTATTCATTCTCCAATAAAAGATTTACAAGTGTCTGGATTTTCTCTACAAAATTGCCGGACATACCCATGCACATCTACCTTCATAGAATGATGAGTATGCTCGTGCAGCACTCCAATAAAAACTAAAATACCCACTAACATTAAATTGATGTGAGTAACCGGCGAAAGAAGAATTTTTTTCATAAAAAAAGGGGTGCCGTCGCACCCCCAATATAACATCTAGATGTTCAGTTGTAAACTCAGAAGCTGTACTTCAGTCCGAGTTTGGTTCCATAACCACGGTCAACGGAAGCAGAACCGGAACCGACAAAGGAAACTTCACCATAAGCACCCAGGTTGTCGGTCAGACCAACACCAAGACCTGCCTTACCAGAAGGAACAGTGTCACTCTCGGCACCATCAGGGGAGACCAGACTTGCACCGGCTTGGACGTAATATGCAGCATTCTCACCCAGGTCACCTTCGTAACCTACGTGGAAATCAGTGGTCGTGCCGTTGTAGTTGGATCCCGTGAAACCGGAATTTGCCTCTACGTTGACGTAGGGACCTGCAAGGGCAGCACCTGCAGATGTGAAAAGAGCAGCAGTGACTGCGAATACAGACTTGATCATTTGTTTAAACCTCGTTATTTACTTGCGGAATGATTACCCGCAGATGGAAAGGGAATCGACAACTCCCTGTTGTAAAACGTTACAGAGTAACGTTGGAGTATTTATACTCACATGTATTTTCGGAAATTCGGTTTTCCGAAGCGGAATACCGGAATCGAACCGGTGACGAAAGGTTGGAAACCTTTAGTTTTGCCTCTAAACTAATTCCGCAAGAAGGGAGATTACTCTCCCTGCACTTCCTTCACACAAGAGATAGTATATGACAAGTTTTGATTCTTGTCAACTCCCCCGGCAGGATTCGAACCTGCGACCAGACGATTAACAGTCGTCGGCTCTACCGCTGAGCTACAGAGGATTGAATCATCCGTAAGGATTTCTCCCTTGTTCTTTGCAGAGTTTAAAGTACATTTTGTAGTACCCGTTACACATTTCTCTGATTGTGTCCTTGTCTTCATCAAAACCACATATCCTAAGATGATGATAGGATCCCTCTAGATTATCAATAATGCGAAGAATTTCAATAGGGTCCATAGTTTTGTAAAGACAGCAGGCAAGGAGGGACTCGAACCCCCGACCAACGCATTAGAAGTGCGTGGCTCTATCCATCTGAGCTACTTGCCCATAAGTGGTTTTCATCTCAACTCAATTATTATAATACCTTTTATACCATGCGTCAACTTTTTTAAAAAAGGTCAAGCTAAATAATTTCACAACTGAAATGAAAATTCATGAAGAAAGCATTAGTGCTTTTTAGTATGTTAGCGATGACGGCACCCGCACATGCCGATATTACACATAAATTAAGTTCTAGTGTTCAACTGACCGTGAACTCTGCTGCGACCCAGGCAACTAGACTTGGTTCTTCATACAGTGTATCCGGTAGTGGTGTAAATACCACGGACGGAACCACTGCAGGAACTATTTCTTCTGGCACGATTACCAGTGGTGTTATGGCACCCGGAACGATTGCTGCCACCCAGGCATCCAACGGCAGTGCATTCTCATATTCTGCTACGTATATGCAGGCCGATGCCGTGCCAACTTCAGCTCCTTCTGTAGGTGCTGTCAGCAACTTCTCTAGTCAGACTTCAAATGCTGCTGGTGCTGCTGGCGATCTGGCAGGCACTATCACCTCTGCTGGTGCTATGACGATTACTGCTGGTGGAGCAGGCACAAGTGCCACCGGACAATTTGTTCAGGAGTTAATGGTTAAATGAGTAATGAAACTTCTAAAACTTGTTCTGAGTGCGGGTGCAATTGTCCTTGTGAGTGCAAAAACTGCGATTGCAGTGCCGGTGGTTCCAAACTTCACTCAGGGCTCAATGACCTCAACCACGGAAACGACTAGCACTATTAGTGAGACTATTAACTCTATGGACTATAACACGGGGTATCAATACTCTGTGACCGGAACCAACATTAAATCGAATGATGGTCTAGCACCATCCTCGGTTACAAATCAATCTAATACTATCAATGGCGTGACTTCGACATGGACTGGTTTAAATATGAATTCGAGACCAACATTCTCGCAACAAACGATAGGAGATCCGTTTCAATTTACGGAGACGTACCAAGCACCAGGATTAGCAACACAAACAATTATCCAAAGAGAACAAACAATACAAAGTATCACAACTACTACAAGTATATTCTCGCAATAATGACATTACTACCTTCACCTGCCCTTGCGGCAGATGTTGGTGGAGTTTCTGCTACAGCAAATCCCGTTGCTAATTCATCTGGCTCAGTGACCAATCAGGCCATTCAGGTTTTACAGGGTCCATACATAACAAATACTTATGGGGATGGAATCAGTTGTCAGGGTCCGACTATGAACATAACCCCATATGTGACAGGTGCTTTATCCCAAAAACATCCCTTTGAGCATATGTGGGATCAACCTGTTTATAATAATGCAGATAATAACGACGACGGCATCCCAGATAATCCAGGTCAGATATTATATCATATTCCAACTAGAACCGGGCAAACCAATAATTCAAGTTTATCGGTAGGTATGAGTGCAACTCTATCAATACCAATGGATAAAAAGGCACAACAGTTGTGTAAAGAAGCAGCAAAAACTAACAATGAGTATCGTGCTCAGTTGCTTGCCAATAAGCGCCTCGACTTTGAGATAGCCAGGCTCAAGAATTGTGGAGAATTGATAAAGGCAGGAATTTCTTTTCATCCTAGAAGTCCTTACTATAGCGTGTGTGCCGATGTCGTGGTTAATAATGTAACTCACGTTAAACCACATCGACACTCTATTCCTTCGTCATCTTCCTCAAGGTCCGAATCGCCCGTGAGCGTTCGCGCTGAAGATCTCGGCGGTCCCTTGAAGACAAAACCTTAACTTCCTTTCCCCTAAGTTTTGAAATTTTTGCCATTATTTTTTTGATGACAGGTTTAAGTACTTTAAGAAGTAGATCTGCTAATGGTTTTGCCAACAGAGCAGAACTAGTGGCAACAACGGCAATACCGGCAGTAGTCGCGGCAATTTGAGGTGCTGGAAGATATTGTGACTGCCAGGGTATGTCTTCATAAAGAACAACACATATCTCTTGACCATTTACCATCTGCAATTCATAACCAGATACTCTTTCCTTCTGGTTCTGTGCTACATCACCGATGCGTGGTTGATTGGGTCCAGGACAAGGAGGAGTTTCCTTTGCTGTTTGTGGAATTGCATCTGCAGGAACCTCTGGTGTTGGTGGAGTTTCTGCTATGTTGGTAGGAGGGACTGGTGCTTCCTGCTGATATACTAAATCTTCTGGTGTATAATCCATCGCATTGTAGGATGGGTATTCATTTGTACATAAGATTTTTGTTCCTTTGGGATCATCTATTGTTAGTTGCTCATTACCGTCAGGATGATCCTTTACACAACCAGGCATTTCAATAATAGGATTGCCAATATCCACAGTCACAGGGACAAATAGATTATTAACTACAGGTGGCGGAATATCAAATACCCGTGCTTTTGAAATACCAAGATTATTAATATTTAAGTTATAAATTTTTATTGGTTCAATTTCAGGCATTTATCTAATTATTATAAAAGTTATAATCTGAAATCATTGCAAACAATTGCTTCTTCATGTGAAGAAGATACTCTTGTTCTTCTGCGGGTCGTGCAGGAGAACCCGGCCATACCTCCAAAGCATATGATATGACTTGGTATAGAGAACGAATTTCAGTGATATTCATTCTAACTTCACAATACCATTCATCCTCAAACAATCCTTCTAGGTCTGATAAGTCCACTAGTCAACAAGAGTTCCGTGTGCTCTACGAATTTCTCTTAACTCCTCAAAGTCTTTTTGCTTGGTTCCACCATCATAAGGCCAGGCATATCCTTCTGTAATCATTTGCTCGTTAAGGGACAGTTCTGAGTCCCCAATGTATAACCACCCAAGAAGACGGCCATATTTCCCAACGCCACCAACAAGTTCAGTCCTAACAGACAACTCATCGTCACCAGATATAGCACCCTCCAGTTTTTCTTTGAGCCAGTAGGTTGCGTCGATTCCAAGTTCCTTCTCCTCTAAATCTCTGGTGCGCTTCTCAGGCGTATCCACACCTGCAACTCTGACTCGCTCCTTCTTATAGAGATCAAATCCAAGATCGATTGTAACGTCGATGGTGTCACCATCAACCACTCGGTTTATCTCAACTACGCGGAAGTTGTAACACGACTTCCTGCTGGGGGGAACCATTGCGCCCATGATTGATCTCCTTTGAGTCTGCTGATGCTATTATGCCTATGATGAATGTTGCTGCTGCAATTACTGCACCAGCACCGGCAACCCACTTCTCCAAGGTGCGAATACGATCACGAAGTTTTTCCAGTTCTTCGTTAGTATCATCAACACGTTTATGAACCATTTCGATGCGACGAATAGAATTATCTAGAGTGCTGTCTATTACAGCAATCTTTGTATCCTGCTCCGCATCTTTATTCGTAAGGTCACTCATCTTTCAATTCATCGAAAGCCATACGCATTATATAGACGATATAATACGTTACACCAGCAAGAAATATGATTAAGGAAATAATTACCGACCACACAGGATCAGCAACATTATCAAGAGGGCGTAATAATAAATTCATTTTTTAGGTGTTAGGGCATATGCTCCGTAAACTGCTACTGCCAGGAGACTCAGTGTTGCTAGTATTGCCATAATTATTTCCTATAGGGTAGTGGCCATGTAATGTGCATTGTATAGCACAATAGAGAGATAAAAGCAAATACAAATATACCACTCATCATTTGTGCTCCTTTGCAAAGGGTTCCCAGTGTTCCCACCCATACTTATGCACCAACTGCATTCCAATAATTGGAACAACAATTAATATAAGACTTAAAAAACCAAGTCCGTATGGATTATTAAGTGTAATGGCAGCAAAGTGTGATGCCTTATGTGCTATATCTACCATTACTCCTCACAATCTTTCATCATAGTTGCAACTTCTCCACCAATATCAGCACCAGTATCCTGACCCAACATGACTGCCCAACCAGATATCAACCAACCAACATAAGGAATACCTGTAAAGATAGGAGCAATACCTGCACCAACACTAGCACCGACCATTCTTCCGGTTGACTCTCCAGCGCCCTCCGCTTTGATGCATTCCAGATTTTTGGCAGTCAACTTTCCCTCGGCACCTCCTAGATGCCTTGCTCCATCCATCGTATATTCTTCTTCTGTAATCAAATCTGTAGTTCCACCAATACCAAAGAACCCATTCTTTTTGTCTAATGATTTTCTGACACCCATAACTTTGGGGTCATTAGAACTATATTGTATGCTATAACCATCTTTACCTGCCTCTACACTATATGATGTATAGTCACCAACAGGCAAGTTGATAATTGGAATATCTTTTTTATTAATAAGGTGTCCTAATATACCAATATGAGCGACACCGAACAGTGTTCCTACTGTCAGTGCCGCCCACTTAAATGGAGATCGTTTGTTAATCATAACTTACATCTTGTAAGAGTCTTTAGAATCTGGTGTATCAACCTTTAAGGTAACTGGTGCCTGCTCAATACGAAGAGTTTGATGAGGTGCAGTTTGTGATGCTTTCTCAATCAGTTTTTCCATCTGTTCTTTGGTGATGCTACTTCCACCTCCACCACCATTAGCACCATTCTTCTTTGCAGTCTGGACCCCAAAAGAAGCTAAGACCCCGGTAAAGACGGAGGCGATGAAGGTTGGATCAAGTTTCTGTTCAGGAATTCCGAGTGCAGGAGGTAGTTTGATGTATGCCAAAGTGAGAATTGAACCAGACCAAACAAGGATACCAAGACGGACAAAGGTAGAAAGAATAGCAAGTTGTTCTTCCTTGTCATCTGTTGCCTCCTTAATTTTACCAAGAATACCTTTCTTTTTAGGTTCTTCCTTTTTAACTTCTTTTACATCGCTGCGAACTTCAGGCATTATCTGTATACAGAGGCAACTTTATTTAGCGATGTAATTGTTCTCCTCCAACCACTCACGAGTCATAGGAGTGGGTTCATAATCAGTCCACATCGTACCACGAGCACAGGATTGTAGTGCTTCCATGGTCATTTTCTCAGTGCGACCTGCCCAACCTGCCTCTGCTTCCCACGGCACAGCAGATTCTGGATAGGTTCTCTCTGCCATCACACGCCAAATCATAGGCACTTCTTCTTCAGGTTTGATAATAGCAATCATACTATTCTCGATAGTGCCTGCCATGCAATCCTGTGCTGCATGCCATCCTTCATGACGCATCACCATCATCAGTGTGGCAGGATCATCCATATACTTTTTATTAAGGAAGAAGTTGTTGCCAACAGTGTGATAAACACCACGATGCATTGTGGGAAAATATTTTTTGTCTGCTAGAAACACCTTAACTCCGACCTGATTAAGGGCAACGAGCATTGCATGGAACTCGTCAGCAACAATATTATAATCACGATTGGGATACTGATCACTAATATCATGGATACTGAATACTTCTTCGATTCCATCTGTACATTCCTGGAGGAGCATACAACCCATGGCATCCATAGTGAAAAATTCAACTTTAGGTTGTTGATTTCTAGTGACTGGACCACCTGCAAATGCAGGAGATGCTGCTAACAGCATAGCAAGAATAAAATTTTTCATATCAGAAAGGAGCAGCAAATCCAGGTGTAGAACCAGATGTACCAGGGATAACACCGCCTGTGGCACCAGGAAGTTCGGGCATTGCGGAGTTCATCATACCGGGGAGTGCTCCTGCAATTGCTTCTGTTGCTGCTTTGGCAACATTCTCTTTAACCTGTTCGATAATCGCATCTCGTCTCAAATAGACAACACCTGCAGTTCCGACAATACCTGCCGTTCCTACAAATGACAAGATTGCTAAAACATTAATTACTTTTTGCATAATAGTAAGCCTCGTAGTATTTGACAATGCCATTACAATTCACATTGCCTTGGGAAACCCAATCATGGGCACATTCATAGATGGATTGGGATTTGTATTTAGATTCCCTTGTTGAATTTAGTTCAGAACCATATTTTTTTAAAAGAATCGTGAGTGCTTGTTCACGAACTTTTAATTTATCTTCATTGTAACGCCAATCATCGGTGGACATTTTCCGATCCTCCAGGAAGATCAATATGAAGTGTAGTGGATTGATTTTGTATTGCAATCTCATACATGACTTGATGAATGTCACTAGGTTCAACAGAAAAATTATCCTGCATTTTAATTGCAGTTTCCTGTTCCATGTAGTCCTTATCTTCTTGATTTTGTTTGGGATCGGGACCAAACCAAATATCATCTTGGAGATTAGTAGGAGCAGGGACACCTGTATAATAATTTATTGCATCCTGTTTGAAAGCTTCACTCTCACAGGATACAACATCTTCATCAATTTCACAAACCACTTCATTTTTTTTAAACGGTTTGAAAATATCTCTGATTGCTCGTATTCTAATCATGTTTGCCAATGATAGTGATAGAAATTTCCTCTAGTATCGCACATTGGATCTTGAGATGCAACTCGATATCTGAGCATACTCTGACCTTTGAAGTCAGTTCGATCACCAATAATGCTATATGCCTTCAAAAGGTTTTTCTTTCCTTCATCCGACCTGAGTGTATTTACTAGATTAGGATCTGCTGCTGGACGCCATTTGGTGAAACCCTCATATTGTCCGGGAGCATATACAACATCGGCAACACTGTTTGGATAGTATGGAGACCTGACACGGTTTAGAACCGATACTGCTACACAATATCCATCAAAACTTCCACGATAGGTTTCGACTTGGATTGTCCTTGCAAGATGATCATAGTCAACTGCTGATAGAGCAAGAATTGTCGCAAGCATAAAAAAATAGGGGAACATTTAACTGCTCCCCTATTATAGGGCACTTACAAGGGTTTGTCAATCAAGAAAGTCATCTCCTATGTATTCAAGAGAGAACACGTCATGATCGTTGATATTTGGATTCAACCATTCTGAAAATTCTTTTTGAATAGCATGAGCATCATCTATATTCTTTTCACAAAGATAATGAATACGATCTATAGACCAATGATAGTTGTCTTCAAGAGTTTGCTCCAAAGTTACCATAATTTTTTTTCATGTACCTCCCTAGAATATTACTATTATAGTAGAGAGGTCCCCCGTCGTCAAGGGCTTCGATTAAAACATTATTAATAAAAAGTTGTTTAGTCTCTTCATAATTAACTTGTCCCTTGGTTTTATGAAGACTTAAAATTTCTCTTTTAAAATATTCGTTTCCAATCTCTTTACGATCTTTGTTAAGTTCATCAGAACTACCGTAGTATTTTTTCCAGTCGCTTTCAGATTTAACTCTTCTAGATTTACCTTTAGGTTTTCTATTTGACCAAAAGTATTTTCTACCAATATATTGGCGATTGTTTTTGGTATTTGTAATAAGATAGACAAAACCAAAGTTGTCTTCAATATTTTCAGATAAAAAAGGATTCCCCTGGAATATCCAGGGATTTTTATAGTCTACCAAATCATTTCATCATTCTGAAATTTATTTATCATCAATAAAAGCAGAGTATGCATCATAATCACCAAACATGTAAGCGTCTGATCTTGCTGCTTCCCTATATGCTTCTAAAGATTTTTCTTCTTCAGAATCAAAGACTGAATCCTGCAAAGGTAGTTTCGGTAACATCTTGTTTGATTCCTCCAACGATATAGGATTCGACTTCTGTCTCCTGCGGAGCAACTTGGAGACCCTTTGACGAAATCCAATGTTCCGTCCAGGGGAGTGGGTTATTCTTTGCGGGTACGTCATAGATTGGTTTAAGTCCGATTGCTTTCATTCTGCGATTGGCAATCCATTCCACATACTGCTGAAGCAGTTTATCGTTCAAACCAATCATAGATCCATCTTTGAACAGATACTCTGCCCAAAGTTTTTCTTCGTTCACAGTTTTTTCAAACATGGAATACAACCAACGCTGTTCTTCCTTAAAGATTTGTTCCATATCAGGATCATCACCCTCTCTCCACTTCTTCAATATGTTTTGAGTGATCGCAAGATGCAGATTTTCATCTCTAGCGATAAGTGAGATGATTTTAGCGGATCCTTCCATAAGTTTAAGTTCACCAAATGCAAAACTGCAAGCGAAACTAACATAGAATCGGATACCTTCTAAAATGTTGACATTGGCAATTGCTCTAAAGAGTTTACGCTTTAGTTCATACCTTGATTCTTGTGCATAGGGAACTTCTTCTAATGCGTGTTGCCAATCATTACTACTATCATATTGATGTGCTGCATTAATAAAATCATTATATGCTTCTGTTACACTCATTGCACGTTCAACAATGCGATCATCAGTCAGAATGTGATCAAATACATCTGAGGGATCAGGATAGATGTTCTTAATAATGTGTGTATAGGAACGACTATGAATCATTTCCATGAATCCCCAGACTTCCATACATGCTTCTAATTCGGGTAAGGAGCAGTAGGGGATGAATGCCATTCCAGGACCACGACCCTGGACAGAATCCAGCATAATCTGATACTTCAGGTTGGAAGTGAAAATATGCTTCTGTTCAGGACGAAGAGTTTGATAATCTGCACGATCTTTCTGAAGAGAAACTTCTTCGGGTCTCCAGAAGTATCCCAATTGTTGCGTTGTGAGTTTGTCAAAGATTGGATACTTATATGAATCATATCTCTGAATACCCAATGGTTTACCAAAGAACATTGGTTGCTTTTTGGTATCAACCACATCCGAATTAAAAACGGTCATTGCATCGACCATTGGCTTTTCCTCATTGTTTGTCTTAAATTTTACAAGACTCACAGTCTTCCTCCTCGGCGTTTTCTAATTGAGAAACTAAACTATCAAGAGACTCTGTAGATTCTTCTACTTCATCATTTTTATTGTCGTAAGTGTTCTGATAATAACTGGTCTTCCAACCGTACTTATATGTAGTTAAGAGGTCTTGTGCCATTACACTAACAGGAACTTCAGAGTTTTCATAGTGTTCCGGATTGTAACTCCAGTTTCCAGAAATTGCTTGGTCAAAGAACTTCTGCATCACTGCAACAATGTTAATGTATCCAGTATTACCAGGCATGTCCCAAAGTAATGTGTAATTATTTTTGAGAGTTCCGTATTGTGGAACTATCTGCTTCAAGGGACCTTTCTTGGATTTTTTAACGGACAAGTATCCTCTAGGAGGTTCGATTCCATTTGTTGCGTTTGACACAACGGAACTGCTCTCCGAAGGCATTTGTGCGGACAGAGTGCTGTTCCGTACTCCATATTTGATGACATCATTCCGAAGACTCTCCCAATCATAGTGAAGCTCATTCGGTACAATCTCATCTACGTCATGTTTATATGTATCAATCGGAAGAATTCCATTTCCATACTTGGTTCGATTACTATATTTACAGGCACCTTTCTCTTTTGCAAGATTAACAGTTGCTCTAATTAAGTAATACTGGAATGCTTCTGTAAGATCATGAACGAGTTTCCAAGATTCTGGATTATCATACTTGACCCCATTCTTGGCAAGATAATGTGCCAGTCCAATGTAACCAATTCCTAATGAACGACGTGCCTTGGTGGCAATCTCTGCTGCTCTGACTGGATATCCTTGAAAGTCAATGAGTTCATCAAGACCCCTAACAGCAAGATCACAAAGAACATCAAGATCTTCAAGATCCCTGATTTTACCAATATTAATAGCAGAAAGGATACAGAGAGCAATTTCCCCAGTTTCATCGTCAATGTGTTGTAAAGGTTTAGTGGGTAGAGTGATCTCCTGACACAGATTACTCATTTCAACTTTGTCCGTAAAAGATGAGTGAGAATTGCAGTGATCAATATTCATAATATACAATCTGCCAGTTTCTGCTCTCTCTTTCAGAAGATCTAGGAAAAGATCTTGTGCTCCGATAGTTTTTCTCGGAACAGATCCATCAGATTCATAACTTGTATAGAGATCATCAAACGATTCAGTGCCAAAAGCATCATACAAACCTGGAACATCGTGAGGGCTGAAGAGACTGATTTCTTCATTTTTAATAAACCTTTCGTAAAAGAGTTTTGAAATCTGGATGCTGTAGTCCAACTTTCGGACACGATTATCTTCTGTCCCTTTATTGTTCTTAAGTACAATGATATCCTCTATTTCTTGGTGCCAGATTGGAAAGTGGACAGTTGCGCTTCCACCTCGGATGCCATTTTGAGTGCAACATCTGACAGTGCTCTCAAACTTTTTGAGGAATGGGACAATGCCTGTATGTTGAACTTCTCCACCTCTAATTTTAGCGTTGATGCCCCGGATTCTGCCTGCATTAATGCCGATACCAGCCCTTTGTGCAACGTATTTGCCAATAGCCATATCGCTAGTAAAGATACTATCGAGGGTGTCATCAACATCAACCAAAACACAACTTGCATATTGCCTAAGTGGCGTTCGCACTCCCGCCATGATGGGGGTTGGAATGTTGAGTCGGTGTTTGCTGATTGCGTCATAATACCTTTTAACGTAATCCAAACGTGTCTCTTTTGGATATTTTGAAAAGATTGTCGCAGCAATCAAAATATACATGAATTGTGGTGTTTCGTAGAGAACACTGCTGCTTCGATCTTGCACTAGATATTTATCTACAACCTGGCGAAGACCCGCAAATGTAAACAGATAATCTCGGTCATGATCAATGAATGATTCGAGTTTGTCAAACTCTTCATTAGAATACAGATTTAGAAGTTCAGCATCATATACACCTCTTTCCACACAACTTGACACATGGTCTTTCAGTTTTGGAAATTCGTGCCTACGTCCATACAATTGTTTACGAATAGAAAACAATAACAGACGGGCAGCAACAAACTGATAATTAGGATGATCCAAATCAACCAGGTCAGATGCAGAGCGAATTAGAATTTCTTGAATCTCTGCGGTTGTAATACCATCATAGAACTGAATACCGGATTGCATCTCTACCTGTGATGCAGAGACCCCTGCAAGGTCGTTACATGCCTCATCAACCATTCTGTGCATCTTTTCAAGAAGAAGCGGTTCCTGCCCTCTTCCATTGCGTTTTTTTACGTTGATTCCGTTGGTCATATTTTTTTCCAATTGTTAAATTTAATTTTTGCTTCTAAACCCGAGTAGGTGTTTAATTCTAACATAGACATGACATCATGTCCAGCAAGAACCATATCATTAATGTCCTTCTCCATTAGTCCGTTTGGCCAGATGACGACTCTATCACCTCTACTAATGACTCTGGATACTCTGTTGACGATTTCTCGGTTCCGTGGTTCATTATCAAGAACCCAAATATAATCGCTCCAATCAAACGACCTAACATCAATGTCGGACCCGCACATAGCAACGCTGTTCTCCACGAACGTGGAGTCGAAGGGTCCTTCGACGATGTAGATTGGTTGTTTTCTGTCGATTTTTTCAAGTCCATAAATCTTTGGTGCTTCTTCATCAATCATGATGGTGATGTATTTAGTGAAAGATTTTCCTAAAGATCTGCCTTGAAATCCAATAAGGTTTTTCTTCTCATCATACATCGGTATTACAACACGACTCTCATCCTTGAGGATGTTGTCAAAGGTTTGTTTCTGACTATTAGTCCACTCCATGAACTTGTCAGCAAAATAAAATTTATCAGGATTAATCTTACGGTTTACCAGATATTCTTTTGCTCTACAATCAGTTGATGCTTTTGGTAGATTAATAGATTTTTTAAAAATGGGTTTGGCAAATTCCAACTTGGGAGACTCTACCACAAAGTTTCTACCAGTATGTCCTTCCTTGAACTTCTCAAGAGTATATTGTTTATGGAGCGTGGCATCCACTTGTTTTATAAAATTATTCAAAGACAAACTAGCACCACAATTATGACACTTAAAGTTCATATTGTTCTTGATGGGATAAATGTATCCCCGTGCCTTGTTCTTTTGCTTCTGTGAGTCTCCACAGATAGGGCATCGGAAGTTGAAAAGATTTGCCTTGACTCTCTTAAACTTTTTTAATCTCGAAGAAACCAGTCCGATATATTTGGAGTCAACCAAATCCATTACAATCGTTCTACTATTTTGCCTCTCTTATTATAGTCGGTGTTGAGGGTGGTGTCAAGAAATTTCCCATTAATCTTTGACCCGGTATGCTGACCAAGAATGAAATTACAGTCAGGGCACCTGCAATGGTCCACATCTTTTTTTCCATAAGACGGAGACGTTCATCAATCTTTCTTATATCTCTTTCACATCCTTTTTTTATTTCGTCTGTTGCACGATCCATGTCTTTGTGCAGAGATTCTATTTTTTCAAAAAGAACTGCATCAATACGATCTTGTTTGTCTAACTTCTCATTATGAACTGCCAACAACTCACCCATCTTAACGGAGTTGTCTTGTAGTGCCTCTACAACTCTCTCAACCCGTTCCAGTATTGCTGAATTGACGCTATCGTTATCCATTTTTAAGATTTTGCATCCAGGTTCTTCGGGTTCCATAACGACCAATTGGTGTCGGTTGTCTTTTCTTTTTTAATCTGACTGGCGGATCATCACCGGCAGGTGCAGTTCCAGCAATTGCTCCACCACCGACATTATTTGTTGGTGCTGCGGCAACCTCTTCTTTAATGGACCTTGCCATGTCCATAATATTTTTAAGTCTTCTATCATCTATCATGTTCATAAACTCCTTTGATGCGTCTACCATAGAGTCAATCGAAGGTCCGTCACTACTCTTATTGAGTTGTAATTTCATAACAGGATAAACACCTAAAAATTCATCCTTTGCTGCTCCAACTTCGGCAGGAGTTTGATAATCTTGAGTTAAGGTGTCGTCGTCTATTGGAAATAAAAACTTATCAAATCCTGCAATTCCAGAACCAGTAGAATTAGTAGGTGCTGCTTCTCTTAATTCCCTAAATTTATTGATAAATTTATTTGTTTTATCCATTAGACTGAGTTGAGAGAAATTAGGCAATCGATATCCTCATCAATATCATTAATTTCAGTGTGCGGGTAATCTGGTAATCTATTCAAATACATTAAAAAACTTTTAATATATGGCCAAAGTTCTCTTTCTAGATTATAGAATAGAAGAGGAACTGCTGCTTCATCAAATACATTAAAAAGAACGGTAAGATGATTTAAGATGAGATGAGTTTTTAGTTCTCCATCCTTCTTGTATCGTTTTAGCAATCTTTTTATGTATTTAATTCGCTTTAAATCATCTTCGAAATCTTCTCTGGTCACAGATTGTGGATTATCGTAGAATTTTATAGCAAAAAGCAAATAGTTACTTTCATTCAATTCATCAAATTTCATATTATATTAACGCAAAACAATTATTATGGTTGGATTAAACCACCATTTTCTGAGGTAGGATATCCAAGTCCGTGAATACCAGTCTGAATTCCAGACATTGCTACCAGAGTTTCTGACTTAACTCTCAGATTGCCATGCATATCGATATAGGTTTGAACACCAACCCATCCACTTCCTGAGGTTCTGTACTCACCGCTTGATCCATCGAAGAGAGCAGAAGTTGCATTAGAAATACCAAATACAATTCTGTCATAACCACCAGTCTTTCTCTGGAAGTAAAGATGATCATTATCACTGACAGCATTAGAAATCGTCGATGCCAGACTGACAAGTTGCTGATTGGAGAACATAATTCTCGAATCTTTCGCAACAGCAACTGAAATAGTGCTGATACCAGAACCATTAGCGGCAAGCGTGATTGATGTTGCTGCAATAGATGCAATAGATGCTCCGGCAACACCACCGATAGTGACATTGATACTAGCATCACCTGCAATAACTCCAGGAGGTGCGACAACAAAGATTGTTGAGAATCCAACAGGAGAAAGTGAAGTTACAGTTGCATTTGCTGTTCCTACACCAATGACTTCAATACCCGTTCCGGTCTGTGCGCCAGGAGAATCAAGATATTGATCTCCTTCCGAAATCATGAAACCACCTTGTGGGAAGGTGAAGATGTCGGCAGAAAGTGCATCAGCACCGACAGCAGATGCTGCATTAGCTTGTGCAGATTGTCCAATGGTTGCGAAGGCAGCGTCTTGTCTTCCAATAAATGTCTGATCTTGAGTTGTAGATTTTGGCAGTTCACTCAAGAAATATTGTGCTCCACTGATTGCATCACCACTAAGTCCATCGGTAGAACCAATAGTACAGGATTGAGTTCCAGCAACTGATACAATTACAGCTTCGCCAAAAAATGTTCCAGGTCTCGAACCGAATCTAATTACATCGCCAATTCCACCAAACCCAGTAGTTCCAAAAGTTGTCCCAGCACCAGTAACCGTCTTATTGCTGTAGTTCAGGGATACAGTTCCACTAGATACTAGATTATCATCGTTACCCCAAAGAGCCATGTTTTTTACCCGCAAAAAATCTTTTTCTAAAGATATTTATAAAATATATTAATCTTGAATATTATTTTATGCAGGATAATCCCACTTGGTAATAAACTCGGTCTTATGCATAGGTCCCCAACTTCCAGAATGATAAATGTATGGAGTTGTTCTTATTTTACAATACTCTCCAGTGCAAAGAAGATCATCAACAATACGCCAAGATTCCAAAACTTCTTCGGAGTGAACAAAATTAGATTGATTTCCTTCAATAGCATCATATAATAATTTTTCATAACCATCAACACCCAACCAATCAGGATAGCGATGAGTCAGTGTTGCTGTCTCAACGTCGTTTTTAAATCCTGGTGCTTTCATATCAATACGAATATCAAAGTGAGGATGTGGTTGCAATCTCATAACAATGCGGTCATTATATTCATGACCATCAAATAATTGTTGTGGTGGTGCTTTTAATTTAATAACTACCTCAACACACTGATATGGCATTCTTTTTCCACTCATGAAGTGAAAAGGAACTCCCTCCCAACGCCAGTTGTCAATATAAAGATCACCAGCAACGAAGGTAGAAGTGCTACTGTCAGGATCAACGCCCTCTTCAGATTTGTATGATTCATATTGTCCAAAAATAATTTTTTTCCCTAATCTAGTTGCTGCAAGAACTTTAGTCTTCTCTCTACGAATTTCAGTTGCATTCATTTTACAAGGTGCTTCCATTGCAATCAATGCAAGAACCTGAAGCATGTGATTTTGCAACATGTCCCTAACAACACCGGAACCATCATAATATTGTGACCGACCTTCACATCCCAAAGTTTCGGTTGCAAAAATTTGAACTTCCTCTATATACTGCCTATTCCAAAGTGGTTCCAATAAAATATTACTAAAACGAGTAGCAAGAATATTATTGACAGTATCTTTACCAAGATAATGATCAATACGATAAACTTGTTTTTCGCGCAAATGTTTACTAACTACTGTCTGTAAGTAATCTGCAGACTTGTAATCATACCCAAAAGGTTTTTCAATAACAACCCGTGATTTTTCTGCATCATCTAAAAATCCTGCTTTTTTTAAATTAGTAACTGCATCAGCATAAGTGCTGGGGGGCACTGATAGAAAATAAGTTGTGTCTACACTTTCATCATGCAACCTCATCAAACTTTCTTCACATGCCAAATCGCAAGAAACAAAATCCAACCAGAGAGTAAATTCTTCCGGATAATCACCTAAAGATTTTTTCCACTCATCTGGACACATGTCTCTACGAGAGACACCAACAATCAAAAGATTTTCGGGAAGAAGTTGCTTTGTCCACAATTCAAACAAAGCTGGTACTAATTTTCTTCTACACAAGTCTCCTGTGGCACCAAAAATTACTAATCTTTTATTAGTTTTAGTGGGCAGTTCCGTTTCCGTCATAATAATCCGATTCATAGTAGACATTTTCACCTTTTCGTGCCCCGAAGTGTATCGTGGCCAATACAAAGGGTATCGCAATCCATTTAAGTATTTCACCTAACATGATGACCACCAAACATATAACGCATACCGTTTAGGATTTTGTTTCCATATTCTCCCAATCTGCGAGAATTAAAGCGTTCAAATAGTGCGGCAGAGATAACAGGTGTGGGTACACCAAGATCCACAGCAGAGTGAAGCGTCCAACGACCTTCACCAGAGTCTGATACTCCCCCATCGAATTTGCTAAGGTCTGGATCATGGCGTAAAACATCAGCGGTAAGGTCAAGTAACCAACTACCAACAACGCTACCACGACGCCATAACTCAGCAACTTCAACACAATCAACATCATATTGATAATTTTCTGGGTCAGACATTGGAGCGACTTCCGCATCACCCTCCTTTACATATTTGCTACCAAGGTCAGCATTTTGCAAAATATTAAATCCTTCTGCATACGCTTGCATTATACCATACTCTACACCATTATGAACCATTTTCACAAAATGTCCTGCACCAGGTCCACCGCAGTGTAACCAACCATACTCAGCACTGGTTGCCCTAGTGTGTGGGTTTGTGCGGGCTGCAGCGGTAATACCAGGTGCAAGTGATCTGAAAATGGGGGCACAGACAGATACTGCGCCAGTTGCACCACCAACCATAAGACAGTATCCACGCTCCAAACCGTAAACTCCACCACTAGTGCCACAGTCAATATATTGGATGCCATACTTAGAAAGCCTTTCTGCCCTCCGTCTAGAATCCTTAAAGTTGCTATTGCCATGGTCAATAATAATATCCCCGTCGCCAAGTAGTGGTAGTAACTCATTGATAGTGTCCTCTACTAGTTCTGCTGGAATGACAAGTTGAAAAATTCCTGGTGCATTACCAACTAACGCATCTTGATAATGAACTACTTTGACAAGATTTTCCAAAGAATCTACGGCACGAGTGATATAACCACGTTCTTCTGATTCTTTTGCTTTTTGATAATTTCTGCGGTATCCATAAACTTCAATACCATCATTAATCATACGACGAGACATACCCTCGCCCATTCTTCCTAATCCGATCAATCCTACTTTCATGGGTTCCTTGGGTCAATGTTCAATTCTTTGAGATACTCTATCCACCAATCAGAATCTTTAATATATCTCCAATTGGGAACTTTCTGTCCACGTTCTACAACATAGTGTTGATAGAGGACATCATCTATAGTCTGTGCGATCTCCGTATTCTTCATCATCCGCGTCAACGTCTGCATACGGGTTTTCCACGTAGGGTCCTCGTTTTCGTAAAGGTTCTTTTCTGACATAATTGTTTTCAGCATTTACGACAGAAACCCATACAGCGAGTTTCATTACTATGTAGATTACACCTATTGGTAAAAAACATGCAAATAAAATAAGTGGTTTCATTTTTAATGTTAAACGCGACCAACTAGTGAGAGGACTCCATGGGAGTAAAATGCTAAAAGAGTGCAACCAAGAATAGCACTAATAATTGTAGCAGTTTTATTATGCTTGTCAATTGCCTTATCTATCATTTCCTGACATTCCTTTTTTGTTATAAGGTGCTCAGGTTTAATTTCATCCATCCGGTGACTCATGAGATTCAATTGCTTTGTTAAAAAATTCCATCCTTTTTTCCCAAGTATCTCCAGAGGTAGAACCTCTACATGGATTTATACATCTTTCATCAGCATAGTTATTGCAAACTAATCCTGCTAAATCGTGAGGGTCTCCTAATTTTCCGGTGCCAATCCAATAGTGTTGACCATTTAACCACAATGCTCCACACTTGGGGCACTCATTCCTAGTCATGGAAAAATCAGACAACTCTTTAGTCTCGTCCATAGGTTTGTGGTTAGAGGTTTAAATTTTAATTATCAACAATTCCAAGCACGAAGTGACTTGTTGATTCTACTATCAGGATCATTTGCAGTTTTAGCAGAAGTCAGTTTCTTTTTCATACCTTTCATTCTTGCACAGAATGATGCACGACGCTTATTACCTTTCTTCTTGGAAGGTGCTTTGAGATCACTGCCAGGATTCTCACGCTCATAGGACTTACGTCCCTTCTCATTCAATCCACCTTCTTTATTCTTACCAGACTTTTTTGTCCATGCTGCTCCTTCTGAAACTTCAGTTTCTTCATTTTTGGGGACGCAGTTAGGAACCATCTTACCACCCTTTTTCTTCATGCCAACTTGCTTATGTGTATCCCAACAGGGATCACCATCAGATTTTCCTTCCGATACACTCTTTTTCATTTTTGCCTTTGTCTTTGCAAGTATTCTTGCTTTAGCAGCATCCTGTTCGCTTTTAGGAATACTGGTGACAGCACCTACTTTCTGGTCCACATCACCAGGTGCATAACCCTCTTTCTTCACACAGTTTGGATATCTCTTTCCAAACATAGTTTTCATACCTTTCTTCTCATAACCTTTCCAGCACTTTTCCTGAAACTGTTGAAAAGAAATGGGATTGATTTCTGTTTCTTCACTCTTGTTGCCCCAGTTGGCAGCACCAACCTTACGACACTTTACCAGAGCACCCGAAGCATAAGCAGAAGGCCACACGCTATAACGAGACTTGACCTTATGATAGCAAGCATCTTTGGTTCCACTACCCTTACCTTTCTTATCTTTTGCTTCTACTATTGCTGCTTCCTCAGCATTCATCCGAGATTTCTTTTTCTCTTTTTCTTTCGCAACAGTTTTCAATTCCTTATAAGGAGGAACAAACTTTTCCTCTTTTTGTGTTTTTCTGTCAGTTTTTACCATGGTTGGTTTAGATGCTCCAGACTTTGATTGCTGACCAGGATCTTCTCTTCTCTTTGCAGCGGCAGCAGAACGTCGTTCTTTCTTGGACATGCTTGCTCTTTTAGCAGAAGAGACACATTTAGGAATACCTTCGCCAGGTTTATCGCTTGCACAGGAATCTCCTGTCACAACATTGACCCAACCCTTCTTTCCGTCTTTTGATTTGGATTTGCCAAACCAGTCACGTAGACCTTCTTCCTTAATGTGTCTCTCGTTCATCTTACTCTTCGCGTGAGTTAATTGCTTTGGTTACAACTTCAAGAAGTTTATCATCCATATCAGTTTTGGTCAGTTTAACTGCCTTACCAAGAATAACTAAACAAATTTCAATCAGTTTTTCACCCAGTTCTTCATTATCTGGGACTTTGGAAACAGCATCAGTAATTACTTTTGATGCCAATGGAAGTAGAAAAGATAGCATAATGAACTCCGATTTCTAATACTATATATTCTCTAAAAACTCTTTAAAGGTTTTTTTCTTTCTACCCTGACAATGTGCCCTTTGGGAAAACCCCTTCGGATTATCACAATTGATAGACTTCTTATATTTATCAGACCAACCCTCATCAACTGTTGCACCATTCTCTTTCCTGAGCATTCCTGCAGGATCTACCATAAAACCACTGGGGATTGGTTTGCATACTTTATCAGTATAACAATAGTATTGTCCTGCTTTACATCTACCATTTTCTTTTTCTTCCACAGCAGGTTCACGATGTTTTTTAGCAGAACCAATTTTTTCTTTTAACTTATTATAACTATTTGCATTATATCCTTCATTCATTTTCTTAGTCTTCTTTTTCATCGAATTGATATACTTTCGATAAACTGCTGCTTCTGAAGACTTACCCATTTCTCTTGCTCTCTGTTCCATAGCAACTGCTGCCTGGATTTTGTGAGCATGAGATCTTGATGAATTGCGAATCTTAGATACAGATGCTTTAGCAGTAGCAACATCTTTGAATCCAAGTCCATGAATCGTCCCCTTTGGATTTTCGTCAGTATAAAGATCAGAGTGCTTCTTTGAGTTTGCGGGTTGTCCTTTCTTTCTGGGAATGCGAGGATTTGATTCTTCAATCATTCCCGAGGTGGATCTAGGAGCATCACTCCTAATCCCATCGCAATCATTACTATTACCATTGGCATCAAAAACATTATCATTTTCTTCTTTCTTGATTTTTTTATCAGGAAGACCTTTATGTTTGGTTGATGCAAAATCTTTTACATCTTTCTTTTTCATGTCAGCAGCTGCCTTTGCAGTCTCAGGAGTGGTAGGTGCCATCTCACCTTTTTGAATGGCACGAACTATTCCAAAGAACTTTTGCTGTGCTTTAGATACAGCAGGCATTATTTTTTCTTAGTATCCATAATAGCACCCTTACCGTGCTTCTTACGAATCTCTGCCTTTACAAAATCGATTGCAGAAGGACCACCCGACTTTGGTTTCTTCTTACCTGCAAGATTTGGTGCAGCAGGTGGTCTACTATAATCAATATTACCACCGACACCGCCACGTTCCATGCGACGATCCTTCATTCTATCAGAATCTTCTTCAGTTACAACTTCACCTTCCATATCATATGACATTCTGAGACCCATGGCACGCATCTTATTACGAACCATATTGACCTTTGCAGTCATACCCCTATAATCATCGTCATCTTTCTTATCTTCTTTTTTGGATTTGGTAGATGGTGTAGAGGGGCACTCAGACATTCCATGAACTGGACACTCTGTTCCAGAATGAGTATGAGCACATCCTTCACCTTCAGAAATATGTTCACCTTCATGCTCGGTATGAGCAACAACATCAGCACCAGCACCTTGACGAACTGCCTGCATTTTCTGTTGAAGGATCTTTCTCTTGACCATTCTTATTCTTTTTTCAGAAGAACTTTCTTTAGTTTTTTCTGCGGATGTATCCTCTCCGGGTTTCATCTGCTCAGACGTTGGATTGATAATGATTTTATTCTTTCCTTTCATCACATCAATCTTCTTGGCATTTGCTTCGGGATTATCATCCTCAACATTTACCTCATGAATAAATTCTTCCTTTGCAGTTTCTTTCTCCTTCTTTTCTCCCTCTTCTTTTCCCTTACCAACAGGTTTGTCGTATGAATCACCATATCCAGTCATCTCAACAGAGGAGATTTTGGGATCTGCTCTTAACTGACCAATCTTTTCACGATTTGCCATTCTGACATAAGTTTTGCCAGTAGATTTATCAGTAACTCTAACCTTATATTTTGTGTCCTTCATCTCCTCCTGAACGATGTCAGTCACCTCATATGCGACATTTCCATCTGCATCTTCTAACTGAGTTTTCTTGGCAAATACTTTTAAAAGTGCATTTACTACAGATTCATTAACAGTATCAGATACGTCAACTAAATCATATGCCTCCCCAACAAGCATCTTTTTTGCCATCACTTTGACAGGACCGGGAGCAGGAGATTTGCCCAGTTGCTGCATATAGGCACGCTTCAAAGATGCGGCATCAGACTTCTGACCATCCTTGAATTGTCCCTTCACTTTATAGCGAACATCATAAGCAAGTTGCCTTGCAGCCTTTCTTACTTTATCAACAGCACCACCTGGTTGTTGTGTATTTTGTTCTTCAGATATTTGGTTACTCATTTGGAAACAAACAAATAGTTACTTTTTTCTATACTTATTTATGAATTGTTTTCCCCAGTCACTTCCAGACACCAGTGACCTCACATATTTGAGATGTGAATCAGTTCCAATAAGTCTCTGATCGGCAGGAACTCCGGATACTTCAGTATTCTTTTGTTCGTTTGCTCCAACTACATTACCTTTCAAATCTTTTTTGAAAACATTCTTTGCACGAGCATTAATTGCTGCTCTGTCTTTAGGTGCAACATTAGGCATTTTTGATTCATTAACATCCTTGATCCAGGACTTAAACATGATGTTATCTTCAGTAACACAAATTAGATAATTGGTGCCTCTACGGATGATTCTACCAACCAGTCCGTGATTCAGATTTTCTACAATCTCACCAATATTGAATATGTTTTTCTTGACATAGTTTTCACGAAGATTCTTCCAATCAAATAATGGAGAAATTTCCCACAGACTCCATCCTTCAGAGACATTCATCGCAAGACGAATATTATTAAACATTTCCTTTGCTGCCTTCTTACTCATCGTAGAAGGAACACCTTTATAGAAGGCATCAAAATTATTTTCTACTGCTGCCTTTCTCTGTTTTGATGCAGACATTCCCTCCACATCATCAGAGTCAGGATCACGATCACCGGCAGAGCGAACCTCTACATTATCAAACTGATACATCTTACCATTATAATTATTAACCAACTTGTCAAATTCTTTCTGACGATCTGCACCACCAACAATTCTTACATTGGCATATCCATCCATATGTGCCTTCTTCAAGACATCAAAGATGGTTCTGTTCTGAGGGTCATTAACAATTCTCTCACTGTGCTGAGGGAACATCTGTCTCATGATAGAGACTTTAGTATCAGTATCTAATGGATTCTTTTTGGGGTCTTGACTACGCGATGGAACAATAACATAATCACCATCATCGGATGACTTGGATACTGTATCTAAAAGTTTTTCATGTCCGGTAGTGGGAGGATTAAATCTACCAAAGGCAATCGTTAAAGTTCCTTTTGTCTTCTCAACTTCGGGTGGTTCTAATACTACAGGAGCATTAGGATCTTTTTGTGGTTCTTGTTCCGGTGCTGCTTTTGCCTGTGCTGGTTCTTCTGGTGCTGCAGCAGATGCAGAAGTTGGTGATGATAAATTCTTTTCTTTGTCAGTCTGTGCAGGATCTTGTTTTCCTATTCTCTGACGCTTATTGTAAAACTTTAGTTGTCCCTTTTCTGTCTTTGCAACAAACTCTCCTTTATTATCATACCATCCACCGTGCCCATCACCTTTCAATCCAAGACGAGTGGCTTGTTGAACAGCAGTGCTTTCACGCAAAAATTGAAAAAAGGATTTCATCTACTTAATTGATCTATTACTTCTTGTTCATGTACTATGAGGTACTTAATCATATTATCCCTCATAATAATATATTTATTCTTAACCTTATCTGGCAATTTTGGTTTCACTTTATCATCATATGCCGAGAAACAATAGTAAAGAAATTCATTATATCTTTCTCTCCTATTCTTTTTCTTTGACTTGAAAGATTTAATGAGTTCTTTGATTTCAGGTTTCATATTTAACGATCTACTATACATTTATCAAACATCTGAGTAATAAAATCATCCCCAAGAGTTGCAAAAAATTGTGGTTGTGCCTTAAAGTCACCTTTATATCTGAGTTCAAGAACAAGAATAGTAACGCCTGCTTTTTTTAAATTAAAGAAAACTTTAGCAGCATTTGCATCTAATTTTTTTTTCTCATCAAGTTCAAGAATATATGGTTTTTTATTTCCTTGAAGATCTGACAATCCACACAAAATAGAGTGTTGAGGAATAACCTTTGCAGCATTTAAATTTAATTTTGGATTCTTAGCACTTGGAGTGTAATCTGCATATCCAGTTACAAGTGCAAATTCAAAATTATATCCGCCAATTTCTTTTGCTCTTAATCCTGCTTGCATTTTTGTTTTCAAAACAATATCAATTAAACCATCAGCAAAAATTTGAATGTTATCATTCAATACTTTTTTAAATCCATCAAAAAGTTCATTATCAACTTTAGCAAGTTCTCTATTGAAAAATGCTCTTAATCCATTTTGCTTATCTTCTTTAAATAAACTATCTGGACCAGTTCCAGCAAGTTTACCCTTTACCTCAGACAACTCAACAGGGTTATTATTAGTATTTGTTCCCTTCAGATTAATCAGATAAACAAGTTGATTATTCTTCAAAGGATTTCTGAAACTAATATTCCAAACCTCTTCGGAAGACATTCTATCAATACCAGGAACATAGATGATTCCATCTTTTGCTGCTTGTTTTGTAAGTCCAGCAAAATAGTCCTGCCGTTTTTTCTTAAGGGACTCTCTTACATTTTCAAATTTACGACCTTGAAGAAAGGTGTCAAATGCTTTATTAATTAATGTTGGGTCTGCGCCCTTTACGTTTTTTTTCTTTTTTAGGGAAATTCCATAATAAGTTTCAGAATCAACCTTTACTACCAAGTCAGAGGAATTATAATCAAATCCATCAGACTCTCTCTTAAGTCTAAACTTATCGACCTCTCTTGGCCAAGCAGATCCGGTCATAAAAACTTTTTCTGATATAAATTCTCCTCCTCTAAAATCTCCAGCACCTTTTACAAAGTCCTTTACCCCCATGGCAGCAGAAAATCCTGCTACAACATTAGAAATTAAATCTGCTTTCTTTTTGTCATTATTTGGTATGGCAAAAAAAGTCAAGTAAGTTGACTTACTTGATCCGTACTGAACTTTATTGTCATTATTAGCAATCAATTTTCCCTGAGACAACCAAGATAATATTACAGAACCGGTTTGATCCACACAAAGGTCCTTCATCTCCTTTTTGGTCATATGAAGACCAACAGCTGCAAAAATTTCAGAAGGCTCTAATTTTGTAGTCTTTTCAGTTGATGCCTTTGCCATCGTATAATACTTTATATAAAATTATTTAGAGTCTTGTTTCAACTCTCTCTTGATTTCTTTTTTCATGTTTTCGCGATCATCAGAAGCTGACTGTCTTTCCTGTTGAGCACCTATAGTTTTTGATTTGAATTTTTGCAGTTGCTCTCTTGACCTTTGCTTCATTGCCTGACGACGCTGCTCAATATCCTCAGAGAAATTTTGATAGGACTTCATCATGACATTTTTGCACCAGACTTATGGCGTTCGGTTCCCTTCTCATCAGTATATGATTCTTTCTCCTTTCTAGGAGACACATAACCTACACCAGGAACTACACCAGTCTTACCTGCGGCACGGGCAGCATTTCTGTCTGCTGCTCTTTGTGCTGCTCTCTTACGATTTTTGTCATAAGAACTCATTGCTTCTTCTATAGCAGCAATTTCTTTCTCAGAGAACAATCCGGTTGCTTCTAGTTCTTCATTTCTGGGATCTCTATTGCCTCTCATTGGTTCGTTACCAGCACGACGCGCTGCCTTGTTGCCAGCACCTTGATCACCATATCCAGCAAACTTTTTACCACCTTTACCACCGGTAGACTTCTTCTCATAACCAGGAGTTCCAGGACCCTCATTACGAGTAGCAAGATTGTGGAGGGTTTTATTATCTCTAGCAGTTCTCTTACCACCACCCTTCTGATAGGGAGTGCCCTTCATATCTCTTGCTCTCATCTGACGCTGACCAGTCAACGCCTCATCAACTACTTCATCCCCATTATTTGCAACCTGATCCAAATAAGTTTTGGAAATATCATTCAGATGAACTTGCTCTCCCATACCTTTTTTCTTATCCTGAGCAGCTTTCTTCATTGACTCTTTCTTATCGCCATCTTTATCAAGGTCAATAAAGTCAGGTTTGCCACCACCCTTGGGAGCATCACCCTCTTCCTTATCACCACCCTTTTTCTTTTGCTTCTCAAGATATGCTTTAAAACCAGGATTCATTCCTTTCTCATCAATTTGCTCAAGATCTTCTTTCTTAAACTGAGGATGATCATCGAGTTTCATGCCACGCTTTTTCTCAAGGCGCTTTTTCTGCTCCTCGGAATCATTTCCTCGGATATTCATTTTAGCATATGCTTCCGCAATACTCTTAAGCTCTTTGGAGTTCATTTCTGGACAATACAATTCCTATAGGAATATTTATAACTAATCTTTAATTGACTTCAAATACTCTTTTTCAATTTGATAAGGGACTATTTCACCAATGTATAGTTTCCATCCCTCATGAAGTTCTGGAACTAACCACTGGTCTACC